GGCTGTAATATTAGTATTGGAATTAGCTATACTGGTAGCTAGGGCTGCTGATACGGTTGTTATTTTAGAATTAATAGAGGTAATAGCATCTATGTTAACTGTAACAACTGCATTGATGGAAGTTATAGCAGCAGTATTGGCTGTAATATTAGTATTAGAGTTTCCAATACTAGCAGCTAGGGCTGCTGATACGGCTGTTATATTAGAATTAATAGAAGTGATAGCAGCCGTATTAGCTACTACAGAAGTATTAATAGAAGTGATAGCAGCCTTATTAACAGAAGTTAAAGCTGATACTGCAGCTATGTCTGCTGTACTCGGAATAGCTGCACCAGCTAAAAAGATTCCAGTAGAAGCATATAAATTTGTAATACTTAATGTAGGATTAACTATAGCAGTTAAACTTGTTGAGGCTGTAGAAACAGAGACTCCAGCTTCAGTAAACAAGACGGTATCATTACCAGTTGTAATTTTTGTAACAGTACCGGGAGCAGAAGTTAAAGCATTCAATGCTGAAGCTGATGCTGTTAAGATAGTACCATCTAACATTAGCTTAGAAGAACCATTTATATTAACATAATCAGAACTAATTTGTAAGGGAGAATTAGTTCCATCCCCACTTCTAATATCTTTTAAATTAGTTGTGAACCCTTCATTTACAATAGCAGAAGAAGGAGTAGTACTAGATGCATATAGAAGAGTTCTATATGTATTAATTATTTCATAAGATGTAAAGTCATTACCAGTACTCATATTATTTTCCTATATTGAAGACCACAGAGAGAAGCTTTTTCTACGGTTAGAAGGTTGCCAGCTACGTACTAATTGGTCCTGTGCTTCTGTATCAGTTCCTGTTACTTCCATTCCTACCTCTATTGTTCCTGTCATTTGGATTATTTTTAATGTAATATTATTATCAACAACTCCATTTAATATTCCAGATACAGTAGTGGTTGATGGAAGTTCAGCAGTAAAAGTTAAAGCTGTTAAATCTATTAAATTTTGAGGTACAGAGATAGTAACAAATTGATAATCAGAAGGAGAGCTTCCTGTCTTAGGCTCAACAGACATTACTATAATTCTATCTGTAGGAAGCTTTACTTTAAAAACATCATTCCAAACAAAACTAGCTTTACCCCAACTTGTATTTCTATCTAAAGTCGTAGGTGGTCTAGGATTATCAATTTTAATATCGTCTTTAACATTAGGTGATTTATTAAGAGGACTATTTTTTAAATCATACGGTCCTTCAAAATCCATAGGACAAACAAGAAGACCATAGCTATTTAATTTCATTACCCTATGAGGATACTGAAAACCACAAGTGTCACAGATTGCTAGAGTACGTCTATTCGTAGCCATTAGACTGCTCTAATTTTAGGTTTAAAAAATATACTAGCCCTTTCTGAATCTTCCAATAATGCCCTACTTAAAAGTTCTTCATAGTTAGTCTTTAAAAAAGATAGTTTAGCAGCATCTACTCCCGGTCTTTTAGTACCCATGTAAAAGGCCAACCCTGCTGTAAGACACGGTAAAAATCTTTTAGGCAAATCACCTGTTTGTCCTTCTGACTTATTAACATCCTGAAGCTCACTAATCTTTTCAATCTTTAAAACATCAGTAGAGTTTTCTGGAATAGGCCAAATAAATAATGTAGGATTATTTACATTACGTTTAATAGAATATTGTGTGGCACGACCTGTCTGACTTTTAGCAGGAATCTGAAGATATTCCTCAAAAGAAATTCGGGTAGCAGCTATATCAGAATCATCTCTATTAATAATAACTTGTAAAGCATCAATAGCAGAGTTGCTTAACTCGTAACTAGTAACACTAGCTACAACTGTTACAGCCGTAGTTTCTGTACTCCACAACAGTATACCACGATTCTGCCAATCTTTCAACATTAAATTTATAGAACGACGGGCAGACTTAGGCTCATGTCCCAAAGTCTGCTCACCACCAAGCATCTCAGATGCTTCTTGGATTACATCGTCTATATCTAAGTTAAAATTAAATGTACCAGAAAGAGCCATTTAAACTTGACCACCTTTTTTATAGCCGTGCATAATTTTGCTGCCACCTACGACACCACCACCAGCACGATAAGCAATACGAGTTCCTCTAGGCATAGCTCTCCGACGAGCAGCTTCTGACATAACACCTGCCCTTGATTCTTCTGCAGGAGAAAGACCAACACGACTCATACGACCACCATTAGCTTTCTTGGTGATTTTACCACCGTGTTTCATCTCTGTTCTAGGAATACGAGGAGATTTTTTAGGAGTTTTACCTAAAGCATTTGCTTCTTTATCTTTAGCCTGTTGCATTAATGATTTTTTATCCTTAATTCTATTTTTTACTTTAAGACCATCAGCAACTCTTTGAGCAGGGGTTTTAGATTTATCTGCAGAAATAGCTTTCACTTGTTTTTCTAATCTTGCAATTTCTTTTGAAATCTTTTCTTGTGCTGTTCTAGCATCCTTTACAGATTTTTCATTTATTTTTCTACGTTTTCGTACAGCATTAAGAGTTCTTTGTCCACCTTCATTAACTTTCTCACCTCGGCTTCCAACTTCTTCCATTTTAGGATACTGAGGATCAGAAACCATACTTCGTTTTTCAAGTTTTTCTGCTCGTCTTCTAGTTGGACTATCCTTTGCTAGTACATCAGCGTCTTCTCCTACTCTAGACTTACCTTTTTTAGAAACACCTTGCTGATTAAACAAGGCTCCACCAGTTGTACTGCCCCTCTTCTTTCCATTTCTCGGAGGTTTTTTTCCACCACTTCCTGCTGCAGCAGTAGCTTTCTTAACAGCTTTCTTAGTAGCTTTTTTAATTAAACCTTTCATTAGTCCACTCATAATTCTATCTCCTTACTTTTCCAAAGCCGGTACGGGCTGCACCAACTCCAATGGGTCCACCCCGTTTTTTATAGGTAATTACACCACCAGCCTTACGACTCATAATAGTTAAACCAGCTTCAATAGCATCATCTTCATCAATAATCCCTTTTCCTCTAAGACCCATAGCTTCTGCAACATTACCAGAATCTTCAGCAAATCTACCGGTATTACGTAAGCCAGTACGATTAGTTTTAGTACGAGGAGTGGCAGCCGCTAGACCAGTCTCAACCATCTCTCTTCTTCTTCGACGGGAAACTTTATCTGGAAGACTATGTTTTGATAGAGGCATAGTGTTTACACCTTCACCAACATCACTAGGGTCATTAAGATAGGTCTTTCCTCTATTACCTATACGAGGAGAATCCATATCATCAGCTCGTTGCTGTTTTAAAAGTCTACGAATTTCGGCCCCACCTTTACCTTTAGGCATTTTATTAGCCTTGGTTTTAGCCTTACTGGTTTTAGATTCTTTAGGTTTTGTTTCTTTTTTATTTTTAGCCTTTAGAATTTTTTCAGCTTCTGCTTTAGAAACATTTTTAGAATCCATTATAGCTTTAACTTCTTTAGTAGGTCTACCCGTTTTACGTTTTCTACCAGCTTTCCCAACAGTACCAGCTTTCTCAATAGCTTTCTTAGTAGTTTTTTGAATTAAACCCTTTACAAGTGCAGACATAATTTTTAATCCTTATATGTAATAACTTTGCCGGGAATGTAGTCTACAACTACATCTTCCTCTGGACCTTGAACGGCTGGGCCTTTACGAGCAGCCCCAAAACCTTGACCAGTAGGATTACCTGTCACTTCTCTCATAGCTTTTTCGTAGGCAGCATAACCCTTCTTATCATAAGAATATTCTTTTCCTTTAAAACTAGGCATCTAAGCTCTCCTTCTATTCATTTTTTTAAAAGTCTTGGCTAAGTTAGCCTGTCTACGAGTTGTAGGATTTTTAGACTTAGCAGCTTTATTAAGTTGACTTGCTGAAATTTTTTTACCTTTAGCAACTCCCAACTTTTTTCGCAAAGCTCCCGGTCTTTTTACAGCACCTTGTATCCAATTTTTATCCTTTTTCTTTTTCTTAACAGCCCCTCCTTTATTACGGAGTTCTTTATTAATCATAGCTCTGGAAATAGGCATTAGCTGCTCCCTTGTATAACGGTGTCTGCACTACCAGCAGGACTAGCAGCTTGTGCCATGTCATCTTGTCTGGTTCTACGTGCTTGATTCCGAAGTCCATCAATAGCAGCTTTATACTCACCCTGCCATAAAGGAACTGTATTAAAACTTTTTAGATAAAAAGAAGTCTCAATCATGCAAGCATAAAAGAGAGCATCATAACAAAAATCTGAAAAATAATTTGTAGGATTAGAATCTGATAAAGTAACCGGACGTTCAATATAAGTTAATTCAGCATCATAAGTTTTTTCAGGAGTGGGAGCTAAATAAATATTAGTATTAGTTTGCATAGCATAATATTTAGGCTCACCTACAGAAGAAGAAACATAAGGCCAGAAATCAAATACAAATTCTTGTGTTCTAGGCAATAAGCTTTCTTTCGTATTAGCCGTACCTGCAGGAGCAGAGACAGAAGCTGATACTAGAATATTCAGGTTACGTACTATTCGTGTACCTGATGGTAAAGATACTACAGGATTATTAATGCTAACTGCGACTGATGTAAGAGTATTTAATCCAAAATCATCTAGCTCTTTAATAAGTCTTGTTTCAGCCCTATTAACTAGTCTAGGTAATTGATTATCAAAATCAGTTGAAGAAACTTCTGTAGTACTTCTTATATCGTTGAGAAGCTCACTATAGGTAGGCATTTACTTATCCATAGAAAACAGTAATTACTGCACCACTAGAGGGAGCCGATACTTTTATAACTCCATGAACTGCAGGACCATAATCTCCTAGATAAATATCTGCACCGGCTACTGCCTTAAATTTAACAGCCGTGCCGGGAGTATTAGAAGAAACTCCTCCCTCTACATTAATTTGTTTTTCACCTGTAATTTGATATACACCAGCTACATCAGCATAAATAGCATAGATTCTAGTTTTAGTATCATTGGTATTTGTAGAGTTTAAAGTAACTGATGTAGTAATATCTACTAATACACCACTACCAGTTCCACCACTGTCAACCATTGCTGTTTTAATATTAGAGGACATATTGTATTCCCTTTA